GACGCGCGAGTTGAAAACGACATTGCCCTCGTGCACGCTCTTCAGGATATTGACGCTGAAGGCGCTCGTATCCTTCATGAAGCCGCGCGTCATCTCACGGATTGCTTGTTTGCCTTTCGCGGGCGACATCGGGACGTTGTCCCACACGGCATCCTCCGCGAACTGGGACATGACCTCGTCAAGATTCAGGCGGGTCCAGGCGGCGAATAGGTCGCCAACCACTTTTTCACAATTGACCGCCATCGTGATGCCTCCGTAAAGGGATTTCGATTGCTGATCAGGATCCAAATTTAGTGTAGTACGAAGCAGCGTTAGTTCAAGAGTGGCAGGCGATACTCCGGTTCTTCGCAAAGGACACCGAGGCATTGACGTAGAAAGAAACTCGAGGAAACGGCCGTAGTCGCCAGCAGCGCCGACTCTGATCGAAGACTCGTTGGCGGAGGGGAATGGATTCGAACTTCCGGTACCGCGGATGGAAGGTCCTGAATTTGTTCCCGTATGAGCGAAGCTGCGCACATCCCCCGGTGTGGTCATTTGTCCAGCGCCTCCAGCCTGCGCAGCTCAGCTTCATAGATCTGCTCGATGGAGTCATCCGGCTCGGGCTCTGGCATGTTTGGGTTCTTCTCGCGCTCGGTCTGCGCCTTAGCCAGCTCCTCATAGTAACGCAAGATTCCCGGCGTCCGGTCGGCGAACGCGAGCATTAGAGCCTCTGCGCGATCAGGAGACCTTACGCCACGCTTCTTGGCCTGATCTTTGGATTCAATCTGGACTTGCCCGCGCGGGTTGATCTCATAGCGAATCGACGCGAGCTGAGTGATGGTGAGCTCGTCGTCGAGTCCCGACACCTGGCCATCCTGGAAGCGTTCGCGCAAGCTCCAATAGAGTTGCGCCTTGAGGTTCCTGAAGCGGTCCGGGAAGGCGGTCGCCTCACCGACATTGATTCCGTTGATATTCATGAAACCGAAACTGTCGAAGTCGGTCGCGAAGTATGCTCCCACTCCGGCGCAATCGAAGTTGATTTCAGCCAGCCGATCCTTGAACGCCCTCAGGAATGCGATCACGGGTCCGCGTGAGTTGCCGTGCCACGATTGCAGCGCGACGATCCGGCCGGCCCGCGTACGCACTGCGCACACGGTCTCGTCGCCTCCGGCTTCGGCCACGTCGATGCCAGCGTAAAGTTCGGCCTCGTCATTGGGCAGAACCTTGGGGGGTCGCGCGACCTCCAATCATTTGAGAGAAATGAGCGAGTCCTCCGCCTGCTCGGGAAAGTTGCCCAGGACGCGAGCCTGCCAGAGCGCAGAGTCTTCGCCCCATTCCCACAACTTCTCGTAGACCCAGCGCCTGGTTACCAGATAGGGCCGTGGCCGATACTCAAAGGTCGAGTCATTCTCGGATAACCCCCTGGGAAGGAGCCGCAGAGTTTCCAGCGGCAGCCCCTGCAAGTTGGGGGTGTCGAAGGCGTTGATCGTGAACGTCCTCCACGACGTACGGTTGGTGGTGAACGCGTCATAGAATGGGCCGCCGGCCACGGTCGGGTTTCCAAGCGCGAGCACATGCACTTGGCCGCCCGCGCGGATACCTTCGACGGCTTCGTATACCTCGTCTCTGACGCCTGGCGCCTCATCAAGCACGATCAGAACGTGACCCGAGTGAAATCCTTGGAAGCGGCTTGAATCATCGGTCGACAGGCCGATGGCGTAGTTCTGCGGTCCGAGCCTCAGCTCCGTCTGCATAGGCACGGGAAATTTGAGTTTTCCGCAGGCCACAGAGCGCACTACGGCGCTCCTGATCTCGCCCCAAATCACCTTTTCGACCTGCAACCAGGTGGGAGCGGTCGTGACCACGATTCCATCGCGATGCGCGGTTAACCACCAGAGAACCGCGATCGCTATCGCGTAGCTCTTGCCGGAGGCGTGGCACGCTTTCACGGCCACGCGGCTATGTTGGCCGACCGCGGTGAGGATTTCGCGCTGGGTCTTCCACAGGTCCGCGCCGAGCACTATCCGGGCGAACAGAGCGGGATCGCGAAGCAGAGAACCCGCAGTGGATCTACTTGGTCTTGGTACGGTCGCTTGAGTCCTTGTCTTCGACTTCCTCACCTTCCACCTCCTCGCACAACTTCCTGAAAGTTTCGATCGCCAGCGGTCCACCCTGCTTGCCAGTCATCTCGACCTTCGCCGGCGCCTTGTATCCATTGATCTCGGCCTTGTGCGCCAACACCTTGACGCCGACCTCAACGCTGCGCGGATCCCCTTTGCGGATTCCTGACTGCAGCGCCAGGTACATATCTTCACAGCGTTCGTTGTCGAGCTTGCGAAGCTCAACCGCCTCGGCGTTGGGAAGACGAACAATGCCACGCCGAAACGCTCGGTGAACGGCCTGCGCAGAAATGCTGTAGTCCTCGGTAAACGACACGTGTTCTGGAATGGGCACCATCGCTTGCTGCTTCCCATGCGCTACCCCAATTATGTGATCTGCGATCGCCTGGTAACTCATCCCGAGCCGCTTCAGATGCAGCGTCTCGGTTTCGACCCAGCGCCCGATGATGCTCTTGACTGTTAGCCGTTGGGGCTCGTTAGATCGGCGGATGGTTCCGTCCGAATTGCGCGGTTTCTTGCGCATCTTACCGCACCAGCTCAGGCTTCAGCCCGAGAACCGAGAGACGCTCAAGTGTCACCGCGACGTATGCGGGATCGATCTCGACGCCGTAACCGACGCGATTGAGCTGATGCGCGGCGAGTAGGGTAGAACCGGAACCGCAGAAAGGATCGTACACTAGTTCACCAGCCCTACTGCTGTTGGCGATCATGCGAGCGATCAGTTCGACCGGCTTGGTTGTCGGATGGAAAACACTAATAGCTGGTCTGTCTACTTCGAAAACCGTGTCCTGGGTCCGATCCGCACAAAAATAATGTGACCCGTGCTCCAGCCAACCGTAGAGGATTGGCTCGTGGCGATAGTGATAGTCGCAGCGACCGAGCACCATCTGTTGCTTGATCCAGACCAGATGATGTTTGAAAGCGAAGCCCGCGCGTTCGAAGCCTTGGATGAACCCCGTAAGCAGCGGTACGGCTGCGACGGTTGCATAACATGCGGCGCCACTTTGCGAGTGTTCTCTTGCGAGCGAAAGTGCGCGTGCGAACATCGCGTGCGTTTCATCCGGCGCAAGTGAATCGTTGGCAATGCTCTTCTTTACGCGAGTGCCCTTATGAAGCTGCTGAAGAGCATCGTTTTTGCTCTGCACGTAGTCGATTCCATATGGTGGATCGGTCCAAATTAGCCGGACCAAAGGACCGCCATCGCTCCATAGCTTCGCGACGTCCGCTTCTCTTGTGCAGTCGCCAACAACCAGCCGGTGTGGCCCGATTCGCCACAGTTGGTTGCGCGCGGTGCGCCACTTTTTCTGCAGTTCCGCCGCTCGTTCGATCTGCGGCTCCGGGTCCAGGATTTCGACGGGCGGCCGAACCGCTTGCAAAGCATCTTGCTCAGCTATGCGCGCGAACAACTGTTCGACCGCCGCGCTGTCAGTGCGAACGTTGTCGAGCAGGGCCTGAAGCCGCTCCGAGTCGCTCTCGGCCATGCCCGCCAAGGGGTCCAAGCTCAGCAGAATTTTGTCTGCTTCGTCTTCAGAGACATCCAATATCAGGACCGGAACCATCGCCGATGGTGTTGTCTCCGCCCGCAGGTGTCCATCAATGAGTTGCAGCCTGCCGTCGGACAATTCCCTCGCCAGCAACGCGTCCGCGTACCCAACCTCTGCAAGTAGCCCGCGCAGCGCAGCAGTTTGCGCCTTCGGATGAACTCGCCAGTTTTTTGGATTTGCGAGTAAATCTTTCGCCCGTACTCGTCTCAACTCTCGAATGCGATCTCGAATCATCATCTGCCGCCTCCTCCTCCATCCGTTTTTCCGACCTCAAAAAAAACGAGCCCAGCTCGACAGCCGCTTTTTTTGCGGCGTCGGACTGGGCTCGATTCTTTCGATACCCTTGTATTCTTAGGTTTTTACCCGGACCCTCACATCCTTATTTTGGCACCTGGGAATTCCAGACACAACATGGCAGCAAGGCAAATGACGAAGTCGAAGTCCGATCCTGAGTATGATCGAAGCGTCAATCGGCTGATCGTGAGATCGATTCAACAAATGATCGACTCTCGGGTCACTGAATCGAACTCATTTGTATCGCGAGATGGTTCAAGCGCTGATCCATCTACTCGGAGATCCTTTCATCAACGAGTGCCGCGCCGAGCCTCACGGCGCGCAGGACCGCTGCAAGTAAGAATCACCAACATTTTCGTTGCCGGGCCCACCAGGTATTGCAAACTCTGAGGAGCTATTAGCAAAGCTAATATATCTCGGGCCGTTTCAAATTCGTGGCCATGCCAAAATCAGCCTTTTATCAACCGCCCCATAGCGTCAACCAATATTGTATCCGAAAGACCGGGCTGCCATTAGACCAACTTCATCAGAGAGTAGTTCGCTGCAGACTGGAACATCCGCCACACAGTCCTCATCTTCAGAGATTCTCCCCGGGCTTCTTGGGAAATCCGCGCATATCGGGCTCTATTTGAATTTC